TCGTTGTCGTGGACATTTAGAATGTATCTTTTCTTTGCAGTCCAAATACCACGATCAGCGATCACCTCTCTCCCCATTTCCATCTTGTTTTGAAAGGCATTTGTGTACTCAGATAGTTCATCGAAACCATCTGCAAGTACCTTCTCAAACATACCTTCTGATTTGTTTAAGAAGTCGATGATCTTACCCTTGTCTGTCTCTTCGGGTAAAACCTTCTGAACCAGTTTGTCCATAGTTATATAGACTGAATCAGTATCCATAGCAATTACAAAGTCTTCATCCTCAGTACCTAATGTTTTGTTCATGAAGTCATTGATAGTTCTCTCAGACCATTTGATAATCAACTGACCTGATGTAGTGATTGCCTCTGCAAGGTCAATAGAAAAGAATGCAAAATACTGATTTGCCAATGCACCGTAAGCTGAGTTCAGTGCAATCTTACGAACCATCTGATTGTTGTTTGCTCTCTTGATGAGAGTATCGAGTTCTCTAAGTCGTTTACGATCTTTACAAGATTCTCGTTCAATCTGATATTCGATCATCTTTCTCTTCCATTGCTTCCTTTCATCATAGAATTTCTCCATGAGTTCAGGTAGGAAACCTTGACGATCTCTTTTGAATTTTGCACCGTTGGGACAAACTGTGTTGTTCTGTTGTTTTAGATATGATAGATTACATTCTTTGTTGAGTAATCGATCAATTGATACATCCTCTTTGTATTCTTTTACCATCTTCTCAGGACTGATATTGTACTGCATGATGATATGTGGATACAGTGAGTTCAAGTCAAACGATACCACCCAGTCATGACCACCGACTAACGGGTCTTTGACATAGGCACCTATGATAGGTTTCATCTTGTCATTACCAGTCTTAAGTCTTTGTGGTGGTGTTTGAATGTTTTGTTCTTTAAGGAAGTTGTAGATAATGGTTTCCCAATACTTCACCATTCCAAAGGTATCGTTGTAATTACACTTTGCATTGTAACTCATCGCTTGAACGAGTTCGATCAATCCTAGTTTCTCTTCTAGTTCTTCGACCAGTACAGCATCCTGTACATTATACTCAAGAAACTTTGGATAGTCTTGTTTGTAAAGTGTATGTAGATTTCCATACTCTGAATAATCTAATTTACTTTTACCAAGTTCGACATTTGCAATGTGATCTAGTCTGTAGGATTCTTGATTTACAAATGTATGTTTACGATATAGTTCTAGATAGTCAAGAACATTCACACCATAGAGATTGTAAACCTGTTGTTTCTGATATCCATGAGCAGTAAACTCACGAACATCTGATTGATTCCATGGTGATAGTTTTTTGTGTTCATCTTCACCTAGGATTCTATCGATACGATTACAAAGATATGTGATATCGAATGAGTTCACATTCCATCCTGTAATGATATCGAATGATTCAGTTCTCCAATACTTGATGAACTTCATCAATAGGTTTGCTTCGTTTGTACATTCGTGATAGATCACATCAGTACGATCATGATTCCATGGGCCGATACCGAATACTACAGTTTCTTTTCCAAATGGTTTGATGGAGATTGCATTGACCTTCTCTCCAGCGATCATTGGTTCAGGGAATCCATCTTCACACTCACACTCGATATCGAGGGATGCAACTTTGATTAGTTTAGGATTGTATTCTATATCACCTTTGAACTTCTCTGCGATATAGGTGTAGATATACTTGTCGTATCCATGGATTTCGAATCCTTCGACACCTGAGTATCTCTCTCTGAATTTTCTTGCACCACCCATAGAGTTTAGATTCACTGCTTCCAGTGATCTACCATCTAATGACTTGAATGCAGTATCCCCTTTCTTTGAGGGGATGTAGTGATTAGGACGATAAGAAACAGCCATCTTGACTTGTTTCTTACCTTGATATCCTTTGACTAGAATTTTGTCACGGGTTCGACAGACATTTGTATAGAAATCCATTATATAATTATACTAGGAATGTTCTATTCTGTCAATGTAGTTCTATCTGTATATTCTCCAAAATGTTTACGGACTACATCTTTTATGTCTTCATAATGTGCAATCTGTTCCATTTCCTTTTGAATTGTTTCTACATGGTCACCATGCTCTGCAACACCAACTGAGTTCTTGCATTGTACAAGAACATTAATTTTGTGTTTTTCTATCTGACCGTCTGCATGTGCAACAACAGCTTTCAATAAATCATTTGTCATATCTTTGCTCATGATAACTCCAATACCATTTCTTGTAACTCAACTGATCTTCGACCAACCTGACCGAACCATCTGCTGTCTTCCATTTGACTTGCCATCTCTTTCCAATCAGATGTAGAAACTGCAGCTAACATGTTTCTGAATTTACCTAATCGATTTGCACCTAAGTTGAAACACATATTAACTAATACATGTTGAATACTTTCAGGTAGTGCATCAAAAACGATATTGTTGTTTTCACATACATGAATCGTTTCATCGACATGCTTATCAAAATCATCTGCATAGTATAAATCTACTACTTCTTGACTGACTGGTGTTCCAGCTGGTTGTCCGTATTCGGGGTCTGACTTCTGAATCAAGTGACCCACGCCTAATGTTAGATATCCTAACGAATCTTCGTAGACTTCTAAGACCTCACCTTCGTGTCTTTTAATCTGTTCCTTCAATACTTCTTTGTTCAATTTCTTTATCCCTCTCTATTTGTTCTTGTATTAACTCTACAAGTATGTCGCCCATAAGGTTATTTAGTTCCTCGTTTTTTTCTAAGTCTTCTACAGTGCCACCTGATTGAGGTAACCTTCTTATAGTTCTCTTAAAATTCAAATGAGGTTTACCATCTTCGAATTGTACATCACCGTACTGGTAAACTAAACCCTCCCATTCTCCACTGATGATCTCTATCCCAGCGTCTGTTTCATGTGGGTTTTCTACAACCCTATAAACTTCTTTAAATAACTTTGGCATAAATCTCGTCTTCAATTTTTAATGAAGATTCAATGGTATTGTTTTCTCTCACATTAAGTTCATTAATGTTCTTTTGTATATTATTTATCTGCAATTTACACAATAGTTTTTCTTCCTCAGATTGTGTACTATGTCTTTCATTATGTCTTCTAAGTTCTTCATCCGAATCAACTGTTAAAAGAAAAGCTTGTGCATCATGGTTATCTAATACCCATTGTATCTCTTCACTTCTCCAGTACATATCACATTCTATAAGTGTATGTACATATGATTCAACAACACCGTTACAGAAGTCTTGATACTTTGGAATCTCTATCACTGCTGATTCACCATCATAGATAGTTTTCTCTGCAGTTATTACTTCTGTTCCATTGAACACTTGATTCGGTGGATACTTAATTGGATATGATTCAACATTTAATATGTCTCCGTATTCTCTACATTTCCAAAATGGAAGAGGTTCAAAAATATCTTCTTTTGGAGTATGTAATCTATCACAAAGATTATTCAACATCGTTGACTTACCACTGCATGAAGCACCTAGAACAAGAACAATCATGAAATAATTTTCCCGTAGATTTCATCAGCTATTCTTAGGGAAGTTTGAATGTCTCTGTTGTTGACCACATTTAACCTTCCCATAAGATTGAAATTCTTTTGAATGTTATCTATCTGACTTCTACGACCCTGTAACCATTTCTCTGTTTGAGTATCTTGTCGTTCTTCGTGTCTTCGTTTCTCTTCATCTGAGTCAACTGTAAGAATGTAAACTTCTGATTCATGATTGTCTAGTACCCATTCTATATCTTCTGCTCTAAAGAATCGATCACCTTCTATAATAGTATGTTTATATCCAATACTGATACCATCACAAAATTCTCTAAAGTGTGGTATTGCACCATATGATAATCTATCTGTACCACCGAATGTTTCTCCTTCGGGATACTGACCACATACTAGAATGTCACCATGTTCCTGACATTTGAATAGAGGCATAGGTTCTACAAGTTTAGGTTCTTCTAAACGAGAGATAAGACCTCTCATCAGGGTTGATTTACCTGAACATGGTACTCCACCGATTAAGTATATCATCTAAAAAAACTCGTCTAGACTTCCATGTTTATCTTTGTTAGATGGGCCAATCGGGTTTTCTGATTTACCACCAATACCCATTGTTGCAACATGTTCATCACAATATGCAACACATGAAAGTCTCACACCATTTCCTTCGATAGGTGTAACACCATGTAATTCATTTGAATCTGCAATCAATACATCACCATCATCAGCTTCTATTGCAAGACCGTATCTAGGGAAACAAAGATATGCACCCTTGAAGTCTCCAATCCTGAAAACACACATTGTTGTCAATCCAAACTCTAAATCTTTT